ATCGCTCTCGTATGGTCTGTAAGGTCTCTTAGCCATATGACCAAACGCATTGGTAGCTATGGTTTGTAACTCAGATGCGGATTTCCCATAAACCAAAAAATTTCCTTGTATGATGTATGCATTGGTTCCAGTTCCAACAATTGCTCCGTAGTCTGCTTCGTCCGTCCTGATTATCAACTTATCAATCTCTTTGACGGTATACTCTTCAAACCTGATTGACTTTCGCATATTCTCGGTGATTATCTCGTCTATCAAATCAGATCGCACAAAAGCTGTATCAGTTTCCGACACTGGATAAAGAGTATCGTATGGATAAAGGTCGCTTGAAGGATAAAGTCCATAAGCTGGTTTAAGGATGATATGCGTAAATTGCCCTGATCGATTGATGTGTCCAAATACACCGTTGATTTCCTCTATGGCTTCGATTACCATTCTGCCGGATAGAGAAGCAGGCTCAATCGTCTTTGTGACGGTCATATTGTCGTTGGGTAGCGGTAGCTTGCTTGTGTCTTGTGTGAGCCCTACATAAGCCAGGAATGAGGCTCTGAACTGTGCTAGGGTGTATGTCTCTGTGCCGGAAGGGTAGAGGGAATTGTACCATGGCGTTGCATCGATATCAACCAGTGTCATTCTGTTATATGCAACGACATCCTTGTACCTTTTATCTTCTTGCTTCTTGCAGCTTTTTACTATGTATGTACCGAACGGAACTGTATTGCCTTCAATCGATTGACTCACTACAAATTCTAATCCGGTTAAGTCTTGTTCTATGTCTGCGACGGTGAATTTGATTTCAGAAGCTTCACATGCTCCAAATCTCAGATCATTGTCGGAACATATTCCTTCTTCTAGCGAAAAACTACCGTTCGGTATTTTATTGTTCTTGCCTACCTCATTTACATTCAGACTAATTGACGGAAAGTAGATAGAATACGACTTGTGGGTATTGTCTGCCTTATATAATGTTTTAACTTCATTTGAAACACTTAGCATATTCTACCTCCTAGTATTCTATAAATGCCATCCTAATCGGACTGTACAATATCTCAGCGCCGGTTATTTTGAAGATTTCAAATGTCAGATCCGGCGTATAGCACGTAGCAGTCTCGTACGTGCCTTTTCTCGGATTCCAATACTCAACAATTACTGTTACTGTGTTGGGTATTAATGCCTGAAGCGTTCTATTGTCTGCTTCGCTTAAATGTGGCGTCGTAAACTCAATCTTGGTTCTTTTATGTGGCAATGTATCCCTATGTAGAACGCCATCACCATCTACATACGTATTGTCATCCTGTATTTGGTTAGGCGTAATCTGATAAGTTTCAGCCTTAATCAAAGAGAAGATTGTCCCGTTTATTTTTATCAAGTGTCCTAAAAACGCCATTGCAATCCCTCCTTGTTAAGCAAATCTACTTCTACCGGTTTTGTTACGGAACGCATCGTTTTCCGATGCAGCCACATTGAAAATATCTTTCGTATTAATACCAGTCTTCGCAAGTATTGCTCTCAATAATTCGTTCTGTTGTCTCATAAGTGATACATCTTCACTCATTGCCAAGGATACTGCGGAGGCTATGCCATTGGTGATCTGGTCCTGATTGGCCACTGCTGTTCTACCTCCCATCCTTCCAATAAGCTCAGGACCGGCTTCATTAGCTACGAACAACGAACCGGTATCTGGAAAGCCTCCACTTGCAAACTGCTTTACTCCTGACGAATGTGTTCTTCCGGAGTCAGATGTACCTCCTGTGAATACTGGAATCTTTATTTCTGGTATTAACACAGACTTTAACCCAGACACCAAATTGCTTATAAGGTTTTTGCCTACTTCAAACATGTCGCCTACTGCATTTGCTATTTTAGACGGAATTAACGATAACCACGTTTTTAGCGATTTCCACGAATCGTCCCATCCTTGCTTTATTCCATCAATCAGCCCTAGCATGATGTTCTTACCATATGGCTTCATATTCTTTGCTGGTGACTTGATGCCGAATACGTCGCATATTGCCTTGATCAGTGACTTGAAGAAGTTATTAATCGGTTCCAATATCAAGCTAAACGGTAGTAATAGACCTTTCAAAATTCCAAGTATGATATTCTTACCGATATCTAACCATGACTGGTTTTTACCACTGAATGCTGTCTGGAAGTGCTTTAATACTTCGTTTGATAATGCAAGTGTCTGTTCGAAGTTGAATACATCTTTAAGCAATTGGAGAACCGCACCCCACAAGCCCTCCCATATATCTCTGACCCATTGCGGCAGCGCATCGTATATAGCTGTCTGTATAGCATCTAATTCGTCGTAAAACAGAGCTACAAACACCATAGGATTTAGCGCGATTACATTTTGAAGTCCTCCGCCAAATGTAATCAATCCTTTGCCTACACTAGCGAACCATTCGCCAAGCCCGGTTATGATCTTGAATCCACCAAGTACTAGAGCAATTTTGCCTAATCCGCTACCGATACTTTCGGACAGCCTGGGATCTATTTTGTTTAGTCCGTTTGCAATGGCATTAATGCCACCTGGTATCCAACCGCTTAATGCTTCTGAACCGACATCCTTAAGCTGACCGACAAAATCAAGAAATCCTTTACCTACTGACTGTGCAAAAGGCACCACTGCATCCCATAAATTTTTCAATGCATCTATTGTCGGTTGCAGTGTAGTTTTCAGCTTTTCGGCTGCCGACGCAAAATTATTGGTGCTTTCTGCTGCGTTATCGGTTTCTGTTGAGGTTTCGGTTGTGGTATTGGTTGAACTAGCACCAGATCCCGAACCACTTTCATTTGAACCTATTTTTATTAGTTCATCAAAAGGAGCGATTGCTTTGCTTGCTTTCTTCCCGGCTTTTTCTGCTGCATCACCAGCCTCCGTAATGGCCTCTGTGGTATCGGTTGTGTTCTTGGTTGATGCAACCATAGCCTTACCGAACAAAGCTTGTGAAAACGACGCTACTGAGCTTGTGATGCCGGATAATTTGTTTCCTAGGTTTTGAAGTATAGGAATGACTATGTTGGCAATTGGCATAAATGCGTTTCCAAGATTAACTTTAATGTCTGTCAATGTCTTATTGAGAGCAGATAATCGTCCTTGGTATGTATCCGCATACTTGGCGGCATCCCCTACTTGAAATTGCGTCTCGGTCATGATACCGTTTACTTCTGCTTGCCTTTTTTCGGCAATGGTTAAACTTTTAACCCCTTTACCTAATTGCTTTGCGTAATCCGCCCACATTAGGCTGACATTTTTTGTTATACCGGCATTATCGACAAGGATTGAATTTTCGTTTTTCAAACCTTCCGTTGCCGATTTAACAGCCTCGCCAAGTGTTAGCGAATTTTGCCTACCGAATGAAGCTGCGTCTTTTAAACGGTTCATGATGGTTTCTATTTGCCCGTCGCTATAACCACGCATTGCTAATGTTTTATAAGCAGTTACCGCATCCATAAGAGGAACAAGACCGTCTTTTACATAACTTTGAATAAATCCTTTTGCCTTGTCTATGTCTCTTCCTTGACCGCCTACGATAGATGTAAGACCCATCATTGCACTTTCAAGGGTGCTTGCTGCTGTCAAGCTATCTTTTACCAATCTTCCAATTGCAATTCCGCTTATGGCAGCCGTGACAAGTTTCATGGAAGCACTGACAGTCTTTTGAAATCCAGATAGTTGCTTCTGTGTCTGCTGCAACCCTTTGGTGAAGGAACTCATATCAAGACCGCCGCGGACTATAAAATTACTTTTCTGTGCCATCTATTACCTCACCCCCAAACATTGCGTTTAATAGTTTCACCTGTGCTAGCATTTCTTCGTTCGTCATTTTCTTGTTCTTTTTCGGTTTCTCTCCGAGTGCCTTGTCTATGTCAACTTTCTTTTGCCATACCCATCTTGAAATTAAAAAAGCCTGTATGGTTAACAGCTTGTTTTCATTTTCATATTTGATTTTGTATTCTTCTGCCTCACGCTCTTTTTGCTTTGCGTAACCTTGTTTTGCAAGATTTAATTCGTAAGGCGTGATTTCATAAAATACATTTATACTGATCCCAATTGAGGTAGCGTTTATAAGCTCGCTTTCTATGCTCCATGGCTCTGTTTCTTCGCCGCTACCTTCTGAGCGTTTTTTTGGTTCTTACCGGCAAACGCTTCTTCGAGTGCTTTCCCAACCGTTGCAAAAACAGTTTGGAAATCTTCGCATTCGTCGAGCAGATCCATAACTTTGTCGACATTTAAATCATTGTCTTCGTGCACCAAACCGCACCATAGGAGGGTTGCAACGTCCCTGATTGTGATCTGGTTTAAATCTAATGTCATAATCGGCTTATTCATAATGTCCTCTGCCATCGACAGGGCTCTCATTCCATATCTTAAATTTCTCGTTTTATCTAATTGAATAGGCGTAAACATATTAATCCTCCTTAAAAAATAGGGATGAGTCATTGACCCACCCCTTGATTGTTAAACGGCTGCTGCTAAAACAGGTTTTCCAGATACTTTAATTGTGGTTCCGAACATGATTGCTCCGTCAAGGTCTGCATCGCCAACTTTAAAACTGGTAACAACTCCTTTGAATTTCCATGACCATGCCGGTGTTGTTGGAAGGGCAATGGTGTAGTCCTCTGCAAGCCCTGCGTCCATGGAAGTTTGCATTGCTGCTTGTCCCGTGTCTCCTGCCAAGAAGTATCCCTCTAGCGGAACCTCTCCACCGTCTTTAAATGTCCCGATGAACTCCCTGTAACCGCCTGTTGAATTCAAGGTTGTTACGTCCATGGTTTCCGATGTGATCTCAATGCCGCCGATTGATGTTAACCCACCGATCAATATAGGTGTTGTTCCTTTTGATATCGTAGTTCCTAATGCTCTAACTGGATCCATGATTTATCCCTCGCTTTCTAAAAATAAATTGTGAAGTCGATAATCCCTCGGTTAACCCCGAGTTCATTCTCCCATGTTTCTGTAATATTGTTAATGGTTACGTCCTCTATGAAAATGTTTTCTGTACCTATGACTGTTTTTGGAATGGAAACTAAAAAAGCCTCTACTTTGTCAGAGAGACTTTTCATATCGCCATATTTGACAGCCATTGCAGAAAACATATAACTTAAAGATTGCTTATTTGTGTATCCTTGGAGTATTTTTACCTTGTCGGTATTTATCCTTGCATAAACTAGATAAGGCTTCGTTGCTCCCTCTGGTGCGTGTGTAGGGTATATATTTCCGGTTAGCTCCGGTATTCGTGTCTCTAATTCATATCGCAAAGCTTTTTCCATTACTTCAACCCCACCTTTCTAGCCTCTGTATCTATTTTCTTTTGCATTGTATCAACCATGACCTTTGCCGATCTCTGTGCGTTACTTGCAAGGCTGTCATGGATAAATCGGAAGCCGGGTATATATTTACCGTTCTTTGTGAAAAATCCATATTCCTGAGATACCGGATAATATCCGATCACTTCGCCCTCTGCATTCTTCTTTTGAAAAATATCGTTCATGGAATCGTCAAATATGACATCGAATACCTTTTTGCCTTTGTATCTTGACTTTTCGCCTTTGAGTATCATACCTTTTTTGAGGTTTCCGGTATCGTAAGGCGCGTTTGCTTTGGCTTCTTTCAATACCGGGTTCATGCCTTTTTTGGCAGCTGTGGTGACGTGCTTTTGCGGAACCTTACCGAGCTTTTCAAGGTCTTTTTTGAGCTTATCCATGCCCTCTATTTTGAATGTGGATTTCACTAGACCACCGCCTTGCAATAGAAAAGAAGTTCCATGTTCCTATCCCCGATATTAACGGGAGGACCTACAATTTCAAACAAATCCTCGCCGCACCTCAACCTCATTTCACTTGTCGCTCCTTTAAAATAGCCAGTCGAAAATTTTACATCGACTTGTACGCCATTTGTTAGGGCAGAGAAGAACTCTTTTCCAATCAAACTTTCTTTCTTGGCCCACACGTTAGATTTAAAAGGGGCCCAACTGTCAACTGGATCTCCGTATTCGTCTCTGCCTGTTGAGTGTTTTAGTATGTCGATCTTGTGCCGCCTCATATTATCCACCCCATTCCAGTTTAGTCATGAGCCTGTCACGCTCCGAGACAAGATATTGTGTATTCTTAGACGAATCCCTGTCGGCATAAAAAGAGAGCCATACCATAATTCGTATAGCCCTCTTTGCAGTTTCTTTTCTCTGGGTAAGAACCAAATCAGTCCCAGTGGATGCGGCAAGTTCTTCCTCGGCAGACTTTATAAGATCGGTGATAGTAGTATCACTGGCTGTTCCATCTTCACCGAGGAAATCTTTCATTTCTTGCAATGATACCATCATCTAAACCCTCCTTATGCCACTGCGATAAAGATTTCTTTCTTGATAGCGGCTGCTGCATCCATCTTCTGAGCATCCATTCTCATGATGCCTCTAACCTCTGTACTGTCTGATACCCATGCGTTTCCACCGATGTTAGTAGAAGCAACTTCAAGGGTCTTGCCAACAAACAAAGTTCCATATGTCTTAAAATCACCAATGTAAATCGGATAATAATTACCTTTTGTTGCGCCGGTCGTGGTTACTACTCTGTTGGCAAGTGTAACATCGGATAATACAACTACCGGATGAGACTTAAATAACATCGGTGTTCCAGTGGTCGGATCTGGCTGCAGCAAACCTCTTCCGTCGGTTCCTGTAAGTCCGTCGAGATAAGCGAAACCGCTTTGATTAGTAATGACAACCGCACTAGCTGCAATGCTTGGATCTAGCTCCTTCGTGATCGCTGCTTTTAAGGCATCAACTTCCTTGCCAACTGTTAAATTGGCAGGAGTAAGAGTGTCAAGCAATGCTAACAACTTAACATTTTCAGTGATAACACCTTTCTTAGCAAACCATCTAGCAAGGTATGCCATCAAGCCTGCTGTGTTGTCGTTGATTAACTCACTGGATACGGGTACTCTTAAGCCGTACTTTGCAAGGCTGTATGTAACTTTTGTAAATGCCGGCTGATCTCCGGTACCGATTGTACCCATTTCATCAACTGCAGCAAATCCTGTGGTCGGTGCTGCGTCTACTGCTCTCCATCCTGTAGGAGTGGTAACGGTCTCAACGTTAAAGTAGTCAGATAACTTTACGAGCTGTCTGCGCTGCTCAATAATCATGTTGTTGAAAGAAGTAGGAACTAAGAATCCGCCATCTTTACCGGCAGGCGTTCCGCCGCCTTCGGTCAGTGCATTGTAAAGTACTGCAACCTTTTCATTGCCTATACCGTTCTTTGGAGTAATTCCGTTGGTGATAGCATAGAAAAACGCATTCAAATACTCATCATCGTTCCTGTCAATAGTGCCACCGGTAACACCGGATAAGTTGGTAATGCCTGCATCGGTAAATCTGTTGTTCTCTGCCTCGATGGTTTCGAGTGCCGTGATCTGCTCGTTAATATTCTTTACCTCTGCCATAGTGGAGTTGTAAAGTTCCATATTCTTATCGTTCAGAGCGGTTTCTGCTGTGGTGAGCAATGTTGCTCTCTGGTTCTTAAGCTCATAGATTTTCTTCATAGTCTTTTCTTCCTTTCTTAGTACCTTGATTTTTCAAGGGATAATTGG